ATTGAGTTCCCGCAAGCAACAGCATCATGGGGAACAGTAGCTTATATCGGTATTCTGGATAACTCTACTGGCGGTAACCTGCTGTATCACACTGCTCTGGATACGTCTAAGACAATTGATACTGGTGACATCTTTAAGATTGCAATTGGTTCGCTTTCTGTAACACTTTCGTAAGAGGTAAATAATGTCCACTATCGTCACACGGGCTGGTAAAGGTAGTGCGCTCACTCATAACGAAGTGGATGCTAACTTTACGAACCTAAACACAGATAAGCTGCAATCAGGGAATACCGCTGCTGCATTAACAATTACTAGCGCGACTATTGCTGGTGGAACAATTAACGGGACAACGGTAGGAGCAACAACACCTGCGGCTGGTACGTTTACTGACCTAACGGCAAACAATTCAGCGGTCATTTCAGTTAATACCAGTGGTGATGCGTTGCGCATCACGCAGACGGGCTCAGGTAATGCGTTAGTAGTTGAGGATGCTGCTAACCCTGACAGTACGCCGTTTGTGATTGATGCGAGTGGTGTAGTAGTATCTGGAAACACCACACCTATAACGGCTGTATTTGGCGCACGAATTCAAACGCAACTTACGGATGCAACTGCTGGATTTTCTAGTATTCGATTCAGCGCGGACGGTGGTTCAGTTCAAACAGTGTATGCAAAGAGTCGCGGTGCTATTGGTGTTAATAGTGCTGTTGTTTCTGGAGACGAGCTTGGAACGCTGAACTTTGCAGGAGCAGACGGCACTAACTATCTTCGTGCGGCTTCCATTTTTGCCGCCGTAGACGGCACTCCCGGCACCAACGATATGCCCGGTCGATTGGTATTCAGCACGACGGCGGATGGCGCAAGTTCGCCTACGGAGAGAATGCGAATTGATAATTCTGGGGCAGTTGGTATTGGTGCAACATCTTTAACTGGTTATGTATTGCGTCTTGGTAGAAACATCTTTGGCGCAACAACGTCTTATGGAATATTGAATCAAGGTACTATCCAGCCGACCGTGACAGGCTCAGGAATTATGCAGGCAACTAGCGTATTGACTGCGGCAAATGGTGGGACTCCATATACAATCGCAAGCATACTTCACTATCAAGCAAGCCAAGGTACTTTTAATGCTGATTCCACGGTAACGAATCAATACGGATTCACTGTTGCAAGCAATTTAATAGGAGCAACAAATAACTATGGCTTCCATAGTGCTATCGCTTCTGGCACTGGGCGCTATAACTTCTACGCAGCGGGGACGGCAGATAACTACTTTGCGGGGAATGTTTTAATCAACCGAACCGCAGGTGTGGGTTCAGAAAAACTTAGTGTTAATGGCTCACTAGCAATTATTGGAGATGTTTCTGGCAACGGTTCAATAGGTAGTGGTTCGGCTGCTGGACGTTTTATCTATGCGGGCGGCGCTACGGGCGGCGTTTCAGATTCTGGCGCTGTTATAACTCGTGGTTCTTCGGCAGGGACAAATGCGTTTGGTGTTGAGTTTTGGACTAACAACACCGAACGCCTCCGTATCAACTCCTCCGGCAACGTGGGGATTGGAACAACTAACCCAACGGCACGGCTTAATATTGTAGATGCAACAACACAAGATGCTCTTCGCATCACGCAGACCGGCACAGGCAATGCGCTGGTGATTGAGGATGACACTAATCCTGACAGTACGCCCTTTGTGGTTGATGCAAGCGGGCAGCTAATTCGCGGGTATACATCTGCTCTTGCCACAGTCACGCAAACAGGAACTGCAACCACTCCTGCTTTGCAAACTGCCGCTAACGCGCAGGCAGGCGCTTCAGTCGGTTTATTCAACTATTCAGCAGCGGTGAGTGGGTCGTACATAACGCTTTCAAAATCCAAGTCGGGAACAGTCGGTTCTGTGGGAGCGGTCGCGTCTGGGGACACGCTTGGATCGATAGTTTTTGCTGGAGATGACGGCACCGCGTTTTTATCATCCGCCTTTATTTCAGCAGCAGTAGACGGCACTCCCGGCACAAACGATATGCCCGGTCGTCTGGTGTTTGGTACGACTGCGGATGGCGCAAGTTCTCCTACTGAACGGATGCGTATTGGTAGTGATGGCTTAGTACAGTTAGCTTCAACATCAGGTTTATCTATCGGGCGCACTGCTGTTACATCTCCAGCAGCCACAGATGGCAACGTATTCTCAGGTACTTATACACCTACTTTAACCAATACAACAAATATCGCAGCCTCTACTGCATACGAATGCTATTACATTAGGGTTGGTAATATGGTTAATGTTAGTGGAAGGGTAGGTATTGACCCAACAGCAGCAGGGTCAATAACACTTGGTGTGTCTTTGCCAATATCAAGCGATATAACTAATAATTGCTACGGCACTTGTAATAATCAACAAGGTGACGCTATTGCAATTACTGCCGATAATACTAATAACCGAGCAAGTTTTGTTGGCACTATCGCAGACACAGCGAACAGACAATACTCATTTACGTTTCAATATCAGGTGGTTTAAATGAACTACACGCTTACATTTTGGACTCCGCCAGATGCGGAACATAAACTCATCATTACTTTTGAAGACGAAACAACTAAGGAATACACGCAAGCCGATAAGGATGCGTACCTTGCCGACTACCCAGATCGTGCTGCTGATGTCGTAGCAATGGGCTGGTAATGTTTATCCTGACTATCTTATTGCTTATTGTGGCAATTTTGTATTGGTCGATGATACAGATTCTTGAAGAATTAGAGCAATGAGCCTTCAATATGTTGTCTATGATTACTGGGAATATGGCTATGCTGAAGGCGATGCAATCCTTGAATTTGGGAGTGCATCAATAACGGCAAATGCAACCGTTTCCGCTGCATCATCAGTATTAAAAGGCTCTGCTGCGTCTATAAATTGTTTAGCAACTGTAACTAGTGATGCAATACGAGTTAGAACTTCATCTGGTGCAATATCTGGCTCTGCTTCTGTTTCATCTAATGCTATTAGGGTTAGAACTAGCACAGGAAGTATTAACGGACTAGCTACAGTATCAGCCCTCGGTGGCGTGGTTTATAGCGGTTTTGGGGCGATTACTGGTGAAGCTAGTGTATCGGCCTATCCTAATGCAATATGGGCTGGTAATGCCGCTATAACAGGCTCTGCATCAATTACCGTTAATGGAATAATTATCGGTGATGAGTGGGTTGATACTGTACCGGGAACTAATACTTGGGCACAAGTTGAAGAAATTACAAATACTTGGGCTCCTGTAGTTTCTGGTTCTAATTTTTGGGTAAACAGTAGATTTTTTGATCCGTATGTGGAAATTGATTATTGGGAAGATAATTACGCAGATGATCGATATGATTACTGGGTAAAAGAATCTTCTACACAAGACAACTGGACGAGGCAGTAATGCAAAAGATTATGTTCGGCGAGTGGTTACCGGATCAGCCGGGTGTGACTGGATCTGTAACAGACGCAAAGAATTGTTACCCAGTTTCTAGCGGTTATGCTTCATTAAAGTCTGAGGCAAATTATTCTGCAAGTGCTGCTGCTGATCTTCTGATTACCTTTGCTGGTAAGTTTGGCGGCGCTACATCATTGTTTGCTGCTAGTTCAACACAGATTTATAAGTTTGACAGCAATGATTCTAGCTTGGATGCAGCCACTACTACTGGATATTCAGCAGTGCAAGGGTGGGATGTGACTCAATTTGGCCCAGTAATGATTCTAGCTAATGGTCAAAATAAGCTGCAAGCATGGACACTTAATTCGTCTAGTAACTTTGCTGATTTATCTGCTGACGCTCCTACTGCAAAGTATGTAACTGTTGTGCGTGACTTTGTTGTTGCGGCTAATGACGGTAGTGACACTAATAAGGTTTACTGGTCTGACATTAACGACGAGGTAGATTGGACTCCAGGCGCTGCTTCTCAGGCAGACACTCAGATCATTGCAGACGGTGGTGATATTACTGGGATAGCCGGTGGTGAATATGGCTTAATCTTTTTAGAGAGAGCTATTTATCGGATGACCTACAGAGGCTCTCCGTTCTTTTTCCAGTTTGACGCTATTTCTCGGTCTTTGGGATGTATTTCTAGTGGATCTATCACTCAGTACGGCAATTTGACGTATTTCCTTGCTGACGATGGTTTTTACTCTTGTGATGGTCAATCAACTAGAAATATTGGTACTGAAAAAGTAAACCGCTGGTTCTTTGATAATGCCATTCCGGGTGAGATTCCTACTGGGATGAGTGCCACAGTCGACCCGATTAACAAGTTGATAATGTGGAAGTTTAATAACACGTTTGGCGGGAACAGTTTACTCATATATTCCATTGATTTGAACAGATGGTCTTATGCGGATACTACTGCTGAGTCAATTTCTTATATTTTGACTCCTTCGGCTACGCTTGAGCAGGTAGATAACTACAACTCAAACCTTGATGAGCTTGAAATATCACTAGACTCTCGGGTGTTTGCTGGTGGTCAGTTGCTTCTGGCTGGTGTTGTAGGCCCAAGAATCGTAACCTTCTCTGGTCAACCTAAGACTGCGATCATAACAACGGGTGATATTGACGTTGGTCGCTCTACTGTTATCCTGGCTAAACCGATTGTGGACAATGGTAGTGGCTCTATTGCTGTTTCTAGTCGAGATAATCTTGCTGAGGTTGTGGAATTTGGCTCAGATGTGGCCCCAGACGCTGAAAACCGTGTGAGCTTGCGGTCTAACGGTGAATATCATCGGTTAAGACTGACTCCTAGCGGATCTAGTTGGGAAACAGCGGTTGGCTTGGAGTTTGACGTTGTTAAACAGGGTAATAGATAAGTAAATAGGGTAATCGATGACTCAGTTTATTACATTACCGCAAGCTGGTGGAGATCAACGAGCAGTTTCTGAGGTTGTTCGTGGGATTATGGACGGGAAGACCAATAATACTGGTCGCATTACCCTAGCCACTGGAAATGCCACGACAACTACCCTCTACGACGAGCGTATAGGCTACGACAGCCTGATTTTCTTGGTTCCTATATCTGCGGCTGCTGAGGCTGATGCAGCCCCCTACGGGGCTTTTCAAGACACGACAGATCAAACTGCTGCCAATACGACAACGGCTTACGCTGTTACATTAAATACAACAGATTACAGTAGTGGGGTATATGTCTCCAATAGTTCTCGGATGAATGTCAGGAACTATGGTGTTTACAATATCCAATTTTCGATTCAATTCAAGAATACAACGAATGACAGTCAAGACGTAGACATCTGGTTCCGCAAGAATGGGTCAGATGTTGCTGGATCTAATAGTAGATTTTCCATGCCAGCTAGAAAAAGCACAGGTGATCCATCGCACTTAATTGCTGCCATGAATTACTTTTTGGAAATGAATGCAAATGACTATGTCCAGATCATGTGGCGGGTTAGTGATATTGGGGTGTCTATGGAGCATTACGGAACGAGCACCAGCCCTACCAGACCAGCTATTCCTAGCGCCATTGCAACTATGCAATATATAGCACCTAGTGCTACAACGAACGTCTATGTTTCTTCTCAGCAGAAGGGTAGTGCGACTCTTACGCACTGGTCAAACAGTACAGCAGATAAGACCTATGGTTATATAATTGTCGGATGACAGAATTTAAACATATTCCCGTGGATGAACTCCGCAACTGGTGGCCTAGCCTTCGTGCTGGCTTAAACAAAATCAAGACTAAAAGTCCAGAAAACTGGATACCTGAAGATGTGTACACAGACTGCTGGAACCAAAAGGCCATGCTGTGGGTGGTACTGAAGGATAGTCATTTTTATGGCTTCTTTATCCTGCAACCAATAGACAAGGAATTGCACGTTTGGGCTGCATGGACGTTAGAAAATGATTATCAAGTAGTGGAAAAAGGTTTACAATTTATAAAAAATATGGCTAGAGATGCTGGTTTCAAATACCTAACATTTTCTAGTCATAGACCCGGATGGGATCGTAGGGCTAAGGCTTATGGATTCCGTCCTCGAAAATGGATAAGCGAGGTGTAATATGGGTGGCGGCGGCGGAGGTCAAACTTCAACTACAACATTAAACCCTTCATTTAAACCCTATATTGAGTACGCTCTAAGAGAGGGTAAGCAATGGTATGAGGGATTGCCACAAGCTCCGTCAACCCTTGCGCCTGAACAGTCTCAATATTCTCAACAGGCTATTGATTTAGCGGCTCAACGTGCTCAGGCTGGATCTCCCTTGCTTGACGCTGCTCAGGCAGAACAGTTAGCAACTATCCAAGGGCGAGGTGTTAATCCGTTCCTGTCTGGAGCTTTGGAGCAGGCTAATCGTCTATCTGGTGAGCAATTTACCAAAAATATTCAAGCTCTACAGTCTCAGGCTTCATCGATGGGTCGCTATGGATCTGCTGCCCAAGGCCAACAGCAAATGAATGCTCAGGACGTGTTTGCCCGTGCTTTGACTGAGCAAGGTGGTCAATTGGCTTATCAATCGGCTGAGGCTGAACGTGCTCGCCAGATGGCTGCTTCTCAAGGTGCTCCACAACTAGCTGCTGCTGACTATGCTGATCTTCAGCGTCTATTCCAAGCAGGTCAGGCTCAAGAGGGCTATTCACAGCAAGCAATTCAGGGTCAACTGGCTGCTCAGCAATTGCCAGTTCAAAACCTGCAACAACTTGCTAACGTATTCTATGGCGCTCCATTGGAGACTAAGACAGCCACTTCGTCTGGAGGCAAATAATGAGTGGTCAAGGTGCGGCAATTGGTGCAGCAACGGGCGCAACATACGCTCTTGCTACAGGTAAAGATCCACTTAAATACGCAGTGATTGGTGGTGCTGTTGGTGGTGGTGCTCCGGGGGCAGCTTCGGCTTTAGGTCTTACAGGCACTACTGCGGCTGGCACTACTGCGGCTGGTACTACTGCGGCTGCCGGTACTGGAGCCGGAACTACTGCTGCTGGAACTGGTAGTGCATTGACTGGTGCTGGTGCTTCTACTGGTGCGAATACTGCGTTTATGAATGCTGCTGGTGTGAATGCTGGTACTACTGCGGCGGGCACTTCTGCGGCTGTCCCTAGCACTATTTTTAGTACGGTTCCATCAACTCAAACTGCATCGTTACAAGCTGCTCAACCATTGAGTAGCACTGCTGGTCAAACTGCTGCTCTTGAAAGACCGCTTTCATTGACTTCGCCGGGAGTAGAGCCTGGTCAGGGCTATGAGTACACAATGGGCGATAGATTGGCTCAAGTTGGTCAGTTTGCTCAACGAAACCCTGAGCTTGTTGCAATGACTGCATATACTGGACAAGGTTTGTTGCAGAGACCTAATGAACCACGGGCTCAATCTGCTGGTTTGCTGCGAGGAAATCCGACTCAAGTACAAGCACCACAGTATCAAGTAGGAACACCGCAAGTTACATTGATCTAGGTGATATATGGCAATTACAGATTACATCCCTAACGTATTTGGTTATGCTGCTCCAACTACCTATGAAGGTTTGCTCGGCATGGGTCTTATTAGCCCAGAGCAAATGCAGCTTACTCAAAACGTAGCCAATATTCAAGGATTGCTAGGTGCGGGTTTGTCACTGGCTCAGGGTATGAGTGCACCTGGCCCTCGTCGTTCTGCTGCTTAGAATATCTTCGGCGCTGTGGCTGGTGGCTTT